AAATTAAAACTTCTAGTGCAATTAGAGATTCACATGCTAATATGGCAGAAATTACAGAAACTTCACCGGATATTACTAGTGGTAGAGATAGCAGTGGAGATACATATACTGAAGTAAATAAAGACAAAAGTAGTGGAAGTAGAGGATATACGTTTACACCATCAAAAACTAATACTAATACTAAAACTTATGAAAATAAAAGAAGAGGTGGATATACTGGAAGTACTGCAGGAAGAGGTGGAACTAAGTCAGCTAAAACGCCATCTCGTAGTTCAGCATCTACTAAAGCAAATACAGCTAGAACTTCGTCAAGAGTAAGTTCAAGTGGTACAAGACGAGCATATGGATTATAATAGGAGAAAAATATGGCAAACGGAATGATGAATGACCCCAACGCTATGGGAGGCCAACCTCCTATGAGTGAACCCCCAATGGGTAATCCAATGGGTGGAAAAGAAGATGCAGTATTAGATATGCATTTAACACAAGATGTAAAACAAGCACTACAGTCTAGAGGTATTGATATATCTGCAGTAGCAGATAGAGGCCCAACAGAACCTGTAGTTGTTATACCAGTTTCAATAATTGCAAGTAGATATCCCGGTGCTACACCCGAGGAATCTATGCAACAATTTGTACAGGATATGACCTCAAATGCGTCACCTCCTGCTACAGACCAACCAGTTTCTGCCCCACCAATGGGTAATCCAATGGGTGCAGAAGCTCCACCACCTTCCCCAGAAGGTTTAGGAGCACCAATGGACAGGCCACCTATGACTGCTTAGTCATAGCCCCTATGCGACTCTAGGGCCACCTGTTTTCCAACAGCACCTTATAAGGAGAATAAAATGGAAGAAAATAATAAAGAAGAGATTCAAGAGGAATCTCAAGAAAAGGCTCTTCTCGAGCCTAGAATACCCTACAAACGTGGGGTTAAAACAGATGACACAGCTACCGTTTCAGAGGACACTTCTTCAGAAGAAGAAGCCACTCCCCCGGAAGAACGCCCTGTTAACGCTGAAGAGAAAGTGTTTAAGAAACGTTATGACGACCTTAAACGACATTACGATTCTACTGTAAATAAACATAAAGGTGAAGTATCTAGGTTTAAAACTCAGTTAGAAGAGAATACTGATAAGATTCAATTACCAAAAACGAAAGAGGAGATTGATGCTTGGCGAACTAAATACCCAGATGTATACGATGTTATAGAAACTATAGCTCATACAAAAGCGGATGAAAAAGCCAAACAAGTGCAAACTAAATTAGAATATTTAGAAACAGCCCAATCAAATGTCAATAAAGAAAAAGCTGAAGTTCAATTATCACAACTTCATCCAGACTTTAATGATATAAGGGCTGATGATAAATTTCATGAATGGGTTGCAAAACAAGATTCTACTATTCAAAGTTGGTTATATGATAACACATCCAATGCTACTTTAGCGTCTCGTGCAATTGATTTATATAAATTAGATGCAGGAATTACTAAAAAAGTAAGTGTTAACAAAAAAGAAGCATCTAAATCAGTTACCTCTACTTCTAAAAGAGATATTGAAGCCGGAGATAAAAAAATCTGGAGTGTTTCTGAAATACATAAATTAAAACCTCATCAATATGAAAAATATGAAAAGGAAATAGATTTAGCTAGAACAGAGGGTAGAATTAGTAATTAATCTTTATGTCTATAGGAGGACACAAATATGGCTATAACTAAAGCTACCAGTTATTCCAACTTACCTTCGGGTAATTGGTTACCGGTAATATACAGCCAAAAAGTCCAAAAGTTCTTTAGAACTGCATCAGTAATAGAAGATATTACTAATACTGATTATGCAGGCGAGATTGAAAACTACGGAGATACAGTCAACATTATTAAAGAGCCAACCATTACGGTTGCGTCTTACACTAGAGGTGGTCAAATTGCTTTGCAAAACTTAGCAGATGACCAACTACAACTAGTAGTAGACCAAGCGAATGCTTTCGCTTTTAAAGTTGATGATATCGAAGAGAGACAATCTCATGTGAACTGGGAGTCTTTGGCTACTTCTTCTGGAGCATATGCTCTAAAAGATTCATACGATGCAAACGTCATTGCGGCAATGGTATCCGGTGCGGGTACTACTGTTGGTTCTGATGGTTCTGGAACTGATACAGGTTTCGGTTCTTCAGAAGTTGACCCTGCGAATATCTTAGCTAATGCGTCTAAAAGAATGCATGGTGCTGATATTCCAACAGATAATAGATGGTTCTTAGGAACACCAGAATTTTACGAACAGCTTGGACAAGCTTCCGCTAAAATTATGGATGCATCTGTTACCGGTGACGGAAAATCGCCATTACGGAATGGTTCTGTAATGAATGGTATGGTTAATGGTTTTAAATTATATATGACCAATAACTTTGCCGCTTCAACAACAAGCAATTACTATAAAGTGTTATATGGACACATGAGTTCTACTGCTACTGCGAATGCTATTGCAAAAACAGAAGTAGTTAGAGACCCAGATTCATTTGCTGATATAGTAAGAGGCTTACATGTGTTTGGAAGAAAAGTATTAAGAAGTACTGCTCTTCATGCTAGACACTTGTTAATCGATTAGGGAGGACACACACTATGGCGGCTTATGATAAAACAGGTGCAGGTGGCGTTAACCGACCATCTCGAAGAAATCCGGGAATAAGAATTCCCTATCTTGTAGAGAATACAATTGATATCTCAGCAATAAATTCTTCAGCAGGAACTGTGGCTAATGATACAGTTGGTGCTATTGATATACCGGCTGAAACTTTAATCATGGAAGCAGGAATAGAAGTGCTAACTGCATGTTCTACTTCTGTAACTATGGATTTAGGTATTACTGGTGGAGATGTAGATATTTATGTTGATGGCGATACTAACGCCACAGGATATTCTGCTCTTACAGCAACTGCAAGACATGTTGCGGCTTCGGCTGATACTCTTGATATAATAATGCTAAGTGCATCATCAACTGCGGGTAAAGTCCGTGTTTGGGCTGTACTTTGCGATGTATCGGGTGTTGACGAATCGGACAGAAACTAAAATATTTAATATGGGGGCTTATGGCCCCCTTATTTTTATAAGGAATTTATGGCACGATACGATTTAAGAGAGCAAATAAAAGGTGTTTCAACTGGTCAAAGAATTGTTCCTTTAGGTTCAGATAATAATAAAGAACTTGAAGAAAGAATTTCTACAGTAGAAAATAAATTAGATAAAATATTAAATTTACTAGAAAATAAAAAAGAAAATATTAAAAATGATTAAAATATGGTTTATGTTAGTATTAATATCTATGCCAAATGCACCTTCAGTTAAATATAATGGATTTATATATCCGAGTGAAGAGGCGTGCGAAGTGGCAAAATATGCATTAATGGAGACATATAATAACAGACCTACAGAATATAAATTAATAAATCAAATAGATTCTTATTGTGTAGAATTTGAAAGCTTTCCAATAAAAGGATTAAGTAAAATAAAAGAAACAGAGTTAGGAGTATAATGGCAACATATTTAGTATTATCAAATAGAGTTTTAAATGCTTTAAATGAAATTGAAATGACCTCTGCTAATTTTAGTAGTAGTCGTGGAATACAAACTGCTACTAAAAATTTTATTAATCGTGGATTACATGATGTATATAACGAATTGGAAGAATTACCTAGTCTCCATAAAGAAACATATCATGTAACAAATGCAGGTCAACGAGAATACTCTTTACCTACTGCCGATTCTCCAGTATCTGGAGATTTGCAATGGCGTAAAATAGATTGGGATACACTCTATATAAAACCTAATGAACTTGTTACAAATGGAGAATTTACTTCTAATATTAATAGTTGGACAACTATAGCAGGTGCAGGAAGTGCCGCTTATAATAGTGGTGGTAATGGTAGAGCAAGACTAAATGATTATGCTATCTATCAATCTATCTCTACAAATAAAAATACAAAATACAGAATACAAGTAAAAGTATACGATTCTGAAAGTGTTGGACAAGCACTAAAAGTACAAGTAGGTACTGCGGCAGAAGGAACACAAAATTTAAGTACAACTTTAACTGTTAGTAATTTTGGAGACGGGGCAGTATTAGATACAACATTTACAGCAACAGCACAAACAAGTTATATTACTTTAAATAACACATCCACAGCAACTAATCTAGATATAGATTATGTTCGTATAGCTAGGGATACAAGTCCAAAAAGATTAAAATATATATCTTATGATGATTGGATAAGAAGATTTTCAGAAAAAGATTTAATGAATTTAAGTACTAATTATAATTGCCCAGTATATGCCTATAAAACGCAAAGTGGTAAATTAGGATTAACACCTATACCCGATAGAAATGATTATAGGGTAGTTTTTGAATATTGGAAAGAGCATACAGAATTATCTGCTCATGGGGATTCTCCAGATTTAGATGACAGATACGCAGATTTAATAGTATCAAGAGCAAGTTATTATGCATATAATTTACGTTCTGACCCAGAACATGCGATGATTGCAAATAGAGAATTTGAAGAAGGTTTAAAAAGACTTAGAACTGACTTAGTATCTAAACAAGAATATATGAGGGATGAAAGAGTTAATCTACGAGCGAGTATGTATTAATGCCTAATACTTCACAAATAGCTCCTACAGTTGTTAGTTGTTTTGGAGGTTTAGTATTAAATAAAGATATTTTTTCTATGAGACCGGGAGAAGCTCTACAACTTACTAATTTTGAACCCGATATTGCAGGTGGGTATAAAAAAATATTAGGTACAACAGCTTATAACACAGCTATAGTACCACAAGTTTCTGCATCAACAGAAATAGTTGATATGGTAGCAATATTTAATGATGTTGTTTTAGCGGCAAGAGGTGGTACAGTATATTCCGCAACTACAAGCAGTTCATGGACATCACGAGCAACAAGCAAAGGTACATCATATCGCTATGATTTTGAACGTTTTAATTATAATGGAACGGAAAAAATAATGATAGCAACGGGTTCAACAGCCGCATTTACTTTGGATACAAGTTATACAGAAGACGTAATAAATGC